ATGTACTCGGCCTGCTGCTTGCGACGGTCTTCCTTGTTCGCGATCGCATCCCGGTCGATGGCACGCCAGGTGCGCGCCTGCAGGGCGATCTTGTCTTCCGCCGAATACTTCGGCTGCTGTGATTGTTCGGACATGTGCTCCTCGGTTATGTCAGGTGGAATTGCCAGGCGCCGTCGGCTTTAAAGGCGCATGCGCAGCACGCCGGGTGCGCGGTAGTTCGAGCGGCCTGGCAGCAACATGGCCACGTTCTGGCCAGCGCCGGGTCTTCCTGCAGGCTGGTGGCGCGCATTAGCATTCCGGTCGTTGAGCCAGCCTCGTGCGAGGTCGCGCAGCTTCTTGCTTTGCGTGACGTCGTCGGCCTGGCATTGCTGGCTGAATTCGACGAACTCGTCGGCGTTCAGCAGCGTCTTTACTACGATGGTTCGTGGGGCTTTCACTGGTTCTCCTGGGTGGGTGGATCGGGTAGGGGTGCTTCTGGAATTCGGGTGGACAAATGCCCGTGGTGTGAAAAAGCCGCAGGGTTACTGCGGCTGGGGTGTTGCTGGAGCTTGTTCAGCGAGCTCTGGCCAGATCCGCATCCAGTCGTCAGGGCGCAAATCGCGGCGTGTGACTTCACCGGCTGTTGCGCGCTCGATCTCGACGCAGCGCTCGGGCGGGATCGGCCGTTTGCCGTTTGCCCATTGGTTGATCAGCACCGGCGTGATAGCGAGCTTGGTCGCCAGTTCGCGCTGGGTGGCCTGGGTTTTGACGTATTGGAGTAGGTTCATGGCGCGACTATAGCAATTTGCTTTTAGCTATGCAATAGCAAATTGCACATTCCCCATACTAGCGTTTTGCTATTGAATGTAGGCATGGCAACTTCTAAAGAATTACGGATCGAAAATCTCCGAGCGCTGGTCGCCGAGTTCAAAACGGCTGACGAGGTGGCGAAGCGCGCTGGAACGGCGCCGATGTATCTCAGTCAGATCCTCAACGGTTCCAAGTCATCTACTGGGACGCCCAGAGGTGTCGGGGATGCACTAGCCAGAAAGCTCGAAAACGGCTGCGGCAAGGAGATAGGCTGGATGGATCGGCCGCATGGCACAGAAGATATTTCTTCGCTGGTGCCAGGGGCGAGGCGCGTGCATGCGTCCGGCGCGGATGACCCGACCATGACGCAGATCATGAAAGTTCGATTGCGCGTGCAGGCCGGGATCACGGGCTTTCAGGTTGAGCCTGAGTATCATGATGGCGAAACGCAGGGTGTGCCGACGAAATGGGTATTGCGTGAAGGGCTGCGTCGGGATTCACTGCTGGCGATTGTGGTGCGAGGCGACAGCATGGAGCCTGGGATGCATGACGGTGACACCATCGTCGTTAATACAGCTGACAAGACACTCGTATCCGGCTCTGTCTATGTCGTCAATTACGAGGGCGAGGCTGTTGTGAAGCGAATGCTGCGCGATGCTGGTCAATGGTGGCTGACCTCTGATAACTCCGATCAGCGTAGGTATCACCGGCAATTATGCAAAGGGGCCGAATGTATTGTGATCGGCAGAGTAATTAGAAAAGAGAGCACTCATATATGACAAAGCACAAGTTTTCTAGCAAAAGCTTTGCAGTTGCATGTCTTATTGTTTTTTCGGTTCCAAGCTATGCTGATGATTATGCGGATACTGGAAATTATTGGAATGCGCTTTGCAATTCTCAGACAAAAGATCGACCATCTTTATGCGTAAATTATGCAATGGGTCTAGTGAACGGTATTCTTGCTCAAGCGTCGTTTTCTGGCACGCAAAAACCTTATTGCCCGCCGACTGGGGTAACGTTCGGCCAATATTCAGACATTTTTTATCGTTACTTGGCTAATAATCCTGAAAACAGACATTTGGACTCTGCAGTCCTTGCGATCGAATCTTGGCAACAGGCATTTCCGTGTAAGAAAAAATGATTCTGATCATATTGATCATAGAATGGGAGGCATCATGACAGACAAGTCGGACGATGTACCAGTCGACAGGAACACGGCTCGCGCTAGACTCGCAGAGATGCGGAGAATTTTGACGGGAGCGGCGCCGCCACGCGAGACGCACGCACGATCTACGGATCTTGCTCCGAACACGGAAGAATCGGAGCCTTATGAGCTCTACAGCGGCACCATCGATGAACTCCTAAAAGCATTCGAACAAGCTGTTCAACACGATGATAACGGGGAGTATTGGAGCGCTCGACAGTTGATGCCTCTACTCGGATACGGCGAATATTGGCAGAATTTTGAGCGTGTCGTTGCGAAGGCAGAAATTTCGTGCCATCAAAGCGGTCAGGTAGTGGCTGACCATTTTAGCAGCGTCACTAAAATGGTCAGTATCGGCTCTGGAGCTGAAAGGCCGGTCAGAGATGTACATGTGACTCGTTACGGCGCATATCTGATCGCGCAAAATGGAGATTCGAAGAAAAAGCAAGTTGCTTTTGCTCAGACTTATTTTGCAATTCAAACTCGGCGGCAGGAACTCAACGACGAGGCGCCGCAGCCCGTGTTGAATGAGGAGCAGAGACGTGTCATGCTCCGCGATGAAATGATTCTTCATAACAAAAAGCTGGGTACTGCAGCGAAATTGTCAGGTGTCCACGAGCCATTAGACTTCGCTGTCTTTCAAAACCACGGCTATAAGGGTTTGTACGGTGGTCTAGATCGCCGTGGTATTCAATCAGTGAAGGGTTTGTCAGCGAAGGCAGATATTCTCAATCATATGGGAAGTACCGAATTGGCAGCGAACTTGTTCCGAGCCACGCAGACGGAAGAGAAATTACGTAGAGAAAAAATCAACGGGAAAGACAACGCTAACGCTGCGCACTTTCAAGTCGGGCGGCAAGTGCGTAAAGCGATTCAAGACATTGGAGGCGCGATGCCTGAAAAGCTCGAACCAGCCGAGGATATAGACAAAGTAAGGCGTCGTCTCGCGAAGCCCACGACCCCCGAATCCAAGTAAGCGTATCACCCGTAAGCCCGCCAACAGCGGGCTTTTTTTTCGCCTACGCCCTGCGCAGTTCACAGTCAACGACTAAGTTGGCCATGAGCCCGACATCAGGTTCAAAAAAATAAAAGCAATTTGCTGTTGACCCTGTAAAAGCAAATTGCTATAGTCCACTCCATCGCAACCGAGCTCAGCACCCGCCGAGCTGCCGACTGGAGGAAGACATGTCCCGCACCGCCTCACCCGAAGAACTGCGCGCAAAAGCGCTGACCGACCTGGCCAGAGAAAAATCGGCTGGCCTGCTGGCTGCAGTGCGCGCCGGCCAGCCGCAGGCATCGAAGTTGATCCGCGACTGCCTGTCCAAGTACCTGACCGACAACCAGGCCCTATCCGCCCTGATTTTTGAATCGCTCGCCGGCACGAACAGCCTGCAGGGCGTCATCACCGATCTGATCTGGGCCGAAGCCGAAGCGCTGGCGCAGCTCGAGCTGGCCGCGATCGAGCGTGAGAACCGCGAGCTTTCGACGGCTGACCGGATCGACCGCTACCTCGACAGCATCGCAGCATGAACTGCACTCACTGCCACGACACGGGAAGCCTGTCAAAGAACCTGCACGGCTACATGGACTGCGCGTATTGCGGCGTGGCCGAGGAGCGCGTGGAAGTGAACATCTGGGCAGACCGCACGGCGCCCACCGTCGACCAGGTCGATGCGTGGCTGATCTACCAGCACGGCAAGACCACAGCAGCACAGAGTACGGCGCGGGGAAGCATGGAGCAGGGCAGTTCCGCGTAAAGGCAAAGCCATGCACGGCCGCACCAGCGGCGCCGGAGACGTAACCGGCACCAACAACGAAGCCGGCCGCGCCGGCGCCAACAGGAGAGCAGGATGAGCATCGCCATTTCCCGAATTACGACCGGCCCCTACCGCGTCCTGCGCCGCCTGGCGCGCAAGTCGATCAAGCCCATCGCCTTGCAGTGGACCGCGTGGCAGCTCACCAAGTCCCTCGACGACGTCGCTTACCTCGCATCGCTGCGCGCCCAGTTCGAGCAGAAAGAACACAACGAGGCGCTGCGCCAGGTGCGCTTGATGCGCAGCCGCAATCAGATCGCGAGCTGGTGATGATCCGCCACTTCAAAGACCAGTACCGCCTGTCCCTGCGCGCCGGCTTCGGCCCGCGCAAGGCAATTACCCGCGCAGTGCGCACCTATTTCAACGGCTTCTAGCCCGAAAGGAATCACCCAATGAATCAAGTAGTCGCCAGCCCGGCCAAGAGCCTGAGCACGTTCCTGGACAAGTACAAAGGTCAGATCGCCAACGCGCTGCCGAAGCACATTAGCCCCGATCGCATGGTGCGCCTGACTATGACCGCGTTCAGCCAGAACGCGGCCCTTCAAAAGTGCGACCTGCACAGCATCTTCGGTTCGGTTGTCGTCGCCTCGCAGCTGGGCCTGGAGATCGGTGTCGGCGGCCAAGGCTACTTGGTGCCGTACGGCGGGAAGGCGACTTTCGTCCCGGGCTGGCAAGGCCTGGTCGATCTGGTGTCGCGCGCCGGCCGCGCCACGGTCTGGACAGGGGCCGTCTACACCGGCGACGAGTTCGATTGGGCGCTGGGTGATGCCCCGTTCATCCGTCACCGCCCGGGCGCCGGCGGCGATAGCTGGAAAGATATTTCACACGTCTATGCGGTCGGCCGCGTCAATGGCAGCCAGTACCCGGTGCTCGAAGTCTGGTCGATGGACAAGGTCGTCAAGCACCTGAACAAATTCAACAAGGTCGGCGCGCGCCATTACGCGCTGGAAAAGAACGGCCAGAACATGGAAATGTACGCCCGCAAGGTCGTGCTGCTGCAGGTGCTCAAGTACATGCCGAAGTCAATCGAGGTGCAGCGCGCTATGGACGTGGCCACCGCCGTTGACGCCAACAAGCCGTTCACGATCGATGGCGACATGGTGGTCATCGATGAGCGTGAGGATGACCAGGGCAATACCGGCGCCGGCAGCGACAGCGGTGCAGCCGGCGCCACCAGCACGACCACCGGCACCGGGCGCGCCGGCGGCGCCGACAAACCGGTGTGCACGCCCCAAGAATTCCAGGCCAAGACAGAAGAATGGCGCGGTCTGGTCAAGTCCGGCAGGAAGACTGCGCCGCAGCTGGTCGCCATGATCCAGACGCGCCAGACCCTCACTGAAGACCAGAAGCTCACGATCGACAGCTGGGCCCACGAAGAAGACTGAACCCGCGGCGTCCCCGCGTAAGCGGGGATCACCCATCACCACCACACGGAGAAGAAGATGCAAATTCATGACCTCGACCAGGGTAGCGCCGACTGGGACCTGTTCCGCCTGGAGCGCTTCGGCGCCAGTGAAGCGGCCGCGATGCTGGGTATCTCGACGCGCGTGAAGCGCACCGAGCTGCTGCACATGAAGCACACCGGCACGCCGAAGGAATTCAGCGACTGGGTGCAGGCCAACATCCTGGACTACGGCCACCACGTAGAAGCGCTGGCGCGCCCGCTAGTCGAAGACCTGATCGGTACCGAGCTGTATCCAGTCACCTGTTCCCTCGGCCGCATCTCGGCATCGTGCGACGGGCTGACCATGGCCGGCGACGTCGCCTTCGAACACAAGCAATGGAATCAGGAGTTGGCCGACGCTGTCGCCGCCGGCGAGCTGCCCGACGAATACATGCCGCAGTGCCAGCAGATCACGATGGTCACCGGCGCGCAGAAGGTGGTGTTCGTCTGCTCCGACGGTACGCTCGACAACTTCGTGCACCTGGACGTGCTGCCGGATCCCGCCTGGCAGGAGCGCATCCGCGCTGGCTGGGCGCAGTTCGAGAAGGATCTGAACGACTACGTGCCGGCGAACTACGCCCCGAAACCGGAAGCCGATCCGATCATGGCGCTGCCGGCGCTGCGCATCGAGATCCGCGGGGAGGTGGCCGCTACCAACCTGCCGACCTTCAAAGCGAAGGCCGAGCGCTTCATCGCCAGCATCAAGACCGACCTGCTTACCGATGAGGATTTCGCCAATGCGGAAGCGACGGTGAAGTTCTGCGAACAGGCCGAGAACGATCTTGACCAGGCCAAGCGCGCCGCGCTCGAGCAGACCGCCGACATCGCTGACCTGATGCGCACCATCGAGAACATCAGCGAGCAGCTGCGTGCCAAGCGCTTGACGCTGCAGCGCACGGTGAAAGACAAGAAAGAGCTGATCAAGGCCAGCATCCTGGCTAAAGCGAAGCAGGCCTTCACCGATCACGTCGCCGCGCTCGAGCACGAGATCGCGCCGCTGCGTCTGGTGTTTCAGACCCGCGACTTCGCCGGCGCCATGAAGAACAAGCGCACCCTGGCGACGCTGCAGGATGCCGTCGACACCGAGCTGGCCAACGGCAAGATCGCCATCGACGCGATCGCCGCCGGCGTGCGAGCGCGCCTGGCCTGGTACCACGAGCACGCAGCCGGCCACGAGTTCCTGTTTGCCGACCTGCAGGCCGTGATCCAGAAGCCGGACGAGGATTTCCGCCTGGCGGTGGACACGCGCATCGAAAACCACAAACGCCAGGAAGCCGAGAAGGCCGAGCGTTTGCGCCAGGAGCAAGAGGAAGCGCGCGGGCGTGAGCTGGCTGCCATTCAGGCCCGGGAAGAAGCTGCTGCGCGCGCGCAGGAAGAAGCAAATGCCCGAGCAGCAGCAGTGGTCAACGCTGCGCCGGCGCCGGCGCCGGTCGTCCAGGACGATGTCGTCGACGCCGACTTCCAGGAAGTGGCCGCGGCCATACCGATCGCCAGTACAGGCCCGGCACCGACCGTCATCCCGCTGCTGCCCAGCCTGCGCCTCGGCCAGATCAACGAGCGCCTGGCACCGATCTCGGTCACGGC